CTGCCTTTGGTCTGTAGATAGTCCGCACCAGTACCGTATATTGAGCCTGGTAATACCGCTGCAGCCTTGCCAGCCACCTTAGACAAGTTCCCACCCTTTTGCAAGGCTTTGATAATTTTAGTGCCATCAGCCATCTTGTCCAGTTTAGAGCCTGGGATAGCTATTGTAGCAAAATCCACCAAGCCCTTCTGTATTGAACCGAACTGCTCACCCTTCTGACCAGCCCTGGTGAACTCTTTAGGACCCTCTTGGTCGTTCGCAAAGCGCTCTAAACCGAAGGTGTTACGACCTGGTAATAGCTGGTCTGCGCCCCTGGCAAGCCCACGAGTCAGACCACCAGCCAACTTCTCGTTGCTCCCTCTGGCGAACTGCTCAAGCCCACCCTTCATCCGCCCGTTGTCCTCTAGGAGCTTGAGAGTCTTGGCTGCTAGTGGGTCATTCTCAGCTTTCTTTTGTAAGTCAGCAACATAGGCTTGCTTAACTCCGCCTGACTCACTGAGCTTGTCGAAACCTTCTAAATACTTTTCCTTCTCTATATTAACTGTGCCTTCAGCCTCGTATTTATATTCCTTCTCCAAAGACTTTGGTAATAGGGCAGCGGCATTAAAGCCGAGGATAGTCTTATTCTTACCTTCTTTCTGTCGGAAGTCCCTGAAGTCCTCCTTCGGGCTTAAGGATTTTTTGGCATCTAGTGTCGCCTTAAACGGGTCAGGGTTGTTAGTCTCCGTTTTAGGTTTATCAACAGGTATACCAAAGGGATTGGGCTGAGCTTTGGAGTTCTTGCTAAAGAAGTCATTAGTCTTAGGGGCTACGCTTCTTCGGGATTGTTGGGACTTTTGTGCCCTCTGTTGGGATTCACGACGCTCACGGTCCTTACGACGACGTTTTTCTTCATCGTCCTCACCAAAGGCTCCTCGGAAAAAATCACCGATTCCACTGAAAAAACTCACTTGTACCCCCTTATAAAGCTGCTTGCTCTGCGTAGGTGTTGCCTAGCATCGTTTGCGTTTTCTTTTTGTCTGTCTCCGATAGACCACCGCTGTCTGCTACAGACTGAACGGCTGCCTCTTTGACCCCTCTACCCATAGAACTCTTTAAGATTGCGTCCAAGGCATTAGTGAGAGAATCAAACCTACCAGCATCTTGGGTTAGCCCTGAGAGCTGACCTCTAGCACCTGAGTCTGTGTTGAGGGTTCCGCTATCTGCACGGACACTACCTAGCTTTTCCTCTAATGAGTTCCTTGAAGAACGGAGTTCACCTAGGTCTTCGACGCCAGCGAGTCTGCCATTAAGTCGATTGACACTGTCCCTATCCGCATTCCACTTAGCTTTCTGCTCTGAGCCATACTGACCAATCTTGGAGAGGTCTGCCTCTTTATTCTTCTTAATGGTCTTGTTGGTTTCTTTGAAGCCATCCTCAGCCTTGATGTCCGCATCCCTTAGGTCGGTAGAGTCCGCAGCTCCGAGGGAGGCATAACTACTCTCAATCATTGGTAAAGAGTCTGCGTACTGTTTAGCAGCAGTACCGAACTGCTCACCGTAGTCTGTTTCAACAGTTTTAGCACGGTCCCTTAACAGGGTATCTAGCCCACCGAACAAGCCGTCATAAGCGGATAATATCTCCTGAACTCTTGCAGTTGCCTCTGCCCTCACAGCATTTCTCTCGGCATCTTCTTTAGCCTTCTGTTGAGCTGCTGCAGATGAGCCTCCCCCACCTTTTGAACCTCCACCTCTGCCCGAACCTTGAGTACGTTTGTTAGACGCTGCAATAGCCTGGTTCAGTGCATTGCCCCCTACTTTTGCCGCACCTGATAGTGCATTCTTAACATCCCCGACCCACCCCAAAGGGATAGGGAACCCCGATGATGAGCTTCCCCCTGAACTAGCTTTATATGGGTTGTTCAACTGACCACCTGTTGCTCTATTCCATACTTGTGTTCCTGATGCCATAACTTTTTTCTCCTTTTTGTTTTTGTTATTTACTCTAAATATACCACTTTATCATCTTATTGTGAAACTGCCGTCTTCTCTGGCAGGGTCCTTCGTCTGATAGGTGATTATCCACCCAAGTAGGGTGAAGCTCTCGTTAAGATTATTATTACTGAACTCTACCTTTAGAGTCCTTGAGTCTAAGTTTACACCAATGTTAAAGACAGAGTGAGTGCTATCTGTTGAGGATGACGAGGCAGACTCTTCCAACCCAACGACTCCTGTTAAGCCTAGGTCCTCTGCGGTGTAGGTGTCCACCTGGGATGTCCCGTAGAGCAGAGCACCGATATTGTCCACACCTATCCCACCAGATTCACCAGTGCTCAGCCTGACTGAGGCTCCGTCCGAACCTTTCTCTGTTATGTAATTGATGTTCACCTCACCTGTCGTCCGACGGAAGATGGGTCTAAGGGTGTACCAATACTTCTCTATCTCTATTAGCTTGCCCTCAAAGGCACGGGTGCGGAACACTTGGTTAATCGTTTCACCGTTATCATTGTAACTACCCCATAAAAACTCTTGCATCTGTGGTTCGTTGTCATCTAAGAAGTAGAAATGCTTTTGTCCATCCCCATCTCTGTCCTTGAATATAATCATATCCCTAGCCTCTATCCCGTCCCAGAGCGCCCAGGCATAGAACCTTCGGTCGTAGACAATCATGGCGTTGACATCTCCTGTATCAAGAGGGACTGTCAGCCAGTATCGGTCGTCATGGTAGATGGCTCGGCACTTATCCCAATCTGTTATCCGTTGGAGGAGTGTCTTTACCCTTGAGGTTAGTTCGTTAGTACGGATGGAGGCATAATAGTTCGGCTCGTTACCTAGCACGTAAATGCCCTTATCTGTTAAGAAGTAGCAGTCATTCTCTACTGAAGCAATGGGGTCGTGAGCTACAGCGCCATAAGAAGATGAAATCCTTTGGACCACGAAGCCGTCTGAGTCGTTGAAGTATAACTGGTAGATAGACTCTTCCTTGAAAATAATCAATACGTCCTGGAAGAACCCAATGCCAGTCACCCTCTGACCATCATTCTTATTTATATCTATTGCCCTTGGACCAGCAGTACCAGAGAAGACTGTTGCCCCAGGTACATTTGTCGCATCATTCAGCCCGATGTCGTCGCCTGTAGGAGTGACATTATCCGTGAACCTGGATGGCTCCGATGACTTGGCAAAGTACACTCTAAACAGCTGACCATCGACACCTGAAGCCACATGATACCCCTTGTAAATAACAGAGAACTTAGCTTTAGGCATTGTCCCTGGGCGAGTTATGCTCGTCCCGTCATAGACCACCCCACCGTTTATTCCGTCCCAACCATAAGTTTTTCCGAATAAAGTCGTAAGGCTGACCTTAGCTGATGAATCCATTGTCACAGCCCCAGTTACAGCAGACCATGTGCCAGAGACATACTTCTTCATTGTGCCCCCGTCTGAGCAAAGCATGTGGGTTGTGGAGTCTGAAGTGAAAATACCTAAACCGTCGCTTGGGTTAGATAAGCCTGTACCCGTTGCAGTGTAGCCTGGTCTTTTTCGGACGACACCACCCTCGGCATATTCGACGTTTTTGGTCCCTGCGGTTGCCTCTTTGTCATTAGCCAGTACATCAGCGACTAGAAGGTTAAGCCCTCTAGCTGGGTTGACCACCCTTATCTCTTTGTACCTGCGGTCAGGACCAGCCTGTCTAAGTTTGGCGTAGGGTTGCCTGGACCATCTTGTCATATTAGTATGCTCCTACATCTCCTGTGAAGGTTCCTGCTCTATCTTGTCTGTTCTGAACAGTTCGCTTAGGTTTATTGGTGTCTGACCTAGCCACCAGTCTATCCAGTTCTGAGTGGAATTGGTCCCACTCCTGGTTGACATCTGCTGAGTTAGGGTTCTCGGCTTGCTTAGCATAGACTATCCCACCCAAAGCAACGACCATAGATGATGGGAAAGGTACGTCTGAAGCCTCGCCTAGTGTTGGTGGTATTGTCTGGTAAATGACTTCCACTGATGTGGCAGTGGAGCTTGTGACAAACTTATACCTGTTACCCGCCTTGATATATTCCAAGGTGTAATACCTATCCCCTGCAGTTAATGAGTCGTACTCTTCGATTGGCACATACGTCCAGCTCTCACCTGGCAAGGAAGCGACTCTGTGATAACCATCTAAGTCAAAGTCTTCTGGCATGTACGCATCTGTAGAGAGGTCCACTGTACCCCTGCTGACAGAGAATCCCCAGGTGTAATACCTCCAGCAATAATCCATAGCATATTGGCAGAACCTCTTGAGGTCATCCTGCGAGCCACCAGGCAGGTTCCTGCGACCCATTAGGTTGTTTAGTGTGGTATATACCTCTACTTGTGATATTAAATTTGCCATATTATGATGCCTTATACTCTGGTAATGCTTTACTTAGGTTCCTAGAAATCACGTTGGTTGCTGAGCGTGACTTAAATCTATTCTTCTCTGGCTCCCTCAGCTTGCTCTTACCTGTTACAGCCTGGTCCAGCTCGACCAAAGCCTGGTAGGTAACATTGGGGATGGACACGGAGAACTTCAACCCTGCTGCACCGAGGTTCTTTTTGTTGTTGTACAGCTTGGCATCACGGACCTCAGACATGGCTTTAGCTTGCTTGTCCTGCTCACGCTTAGCTTTAGGGTTAACCTCACGGACTAGGTCATGTATCAGTCTCCAGCGTTTAACATCATCCTTCTCTTCAAAGATGGCGATTAGTTTCTTATGCTGTCCCTTTGTGTATTTTTGTTTTTCCATTTTTTTATCCTCTAACTACCACTATAGCAAAAGAAGGCTCCTTTTGGGAACCTTCTTAAGATTGGTAAGGGCTAACCTTTAAGCGTTAGTAAATCCTTTACCTGCGAAGTTTGCAGCTTCGTAACGTCCTTCTAGTGTACATTCACCTACGATTGCACCTTTCTCGTAGTCACCACCTTTAGGAGCATCATAGTTGTTTGGTTCACGAAGACTAGCAATAGCCCAAGTGCTTTCAACTAATAGCAACATGTTGTGGGTAGAAACCTGAGCCAATACGTGGTTGATGTATCGGTGTTTGAATAGCTTGATGATACCTGAGTCTGACTCGTATACATCAATAGCGTTGACTAATCTCTTATCTTTAGCTTCGATATTTCTAGTTTGACCAGCAGTGAACCCAGAGATAACACTCTTAAGTTTAGAGCTGACATAACCTGCATCAGCACCACCGTTAGAGCTGTCGCTTGTTTCCCAGACTTGGTTGAGGTAGTCATTGAAGAGGTCCTCAGTTAGGTCGGTAGCAGCATCAGCAACCTTGTTAGTAGTAATTTGGTCGAAGATACCACCCATTTCACGTGCAGTTGAAGCATCACCTGCAGCAGCTACTCCGTTTACAACAGACCATTCTAGCTTGTTTTTCCATCCGACCATGCTCTTAGCCATGTGGTAAGCCTTCGGGTTAGCCATACCAGCGTGGGTAGTGACTTGTTCAGTACCAGAAACTTTCCAGTCTTGACGGATAATTTGTGTGTAGTTCATTTTACGAACTGGGTTTACAACATCACCTGCACCAAATTCTGCACCCTCTGCGACTTTTTTGTCTGTGCTAGTAGTTGTGACACTATCGTAAACATCTACGAGCCATTGGTGGACTGAAGATGTAGTCCTAGATTTCTGTAGACCAGTAGATAACTGGTTTTCAGTTGGTGAAAGGTTACTGATTAAATCAAGTAACGATTCTCTTAGGGTTGGGTTGCTATAAGTTGTGGACATTGCCATATAATTTTTTCTCCTTTGTTTGTTTTTCTCTCGGCAGTATTACCTGCTATAAACTCTAATATAGCACACTATAAAAATGCAAGTCTATAGCTGACCGTTGTTTATACGGTTGGTCAAAATACTCGTTAAGGCAGTAGCACCACCGTCCTGGACAGACAGTAAGTCCTGTATGCCACCACTAACAGGGGTAGGCTGGTTAGAAGCCCCACCTGTAGGCTGTGAACTCTCTATAGTTGAGATGACATTGCTGTCTGTAACACCTTCTTTATATCGTTTGTTTAAAGAAGTGAGCAGGGATTCTGCAGCTTGTAGTGGTGTCTGGTAAACACCTGAGCTGTGGTTGCCGACTCTTAGTGCGTGGACTGTGTCCCGTAACGACCTATCAGATTTCAGAGTTGGGTATTTGTTAAAAGCTTCTTGCCAAGCCTCGGCTTCCATATTTTGGAAGACTCTAGCCCTATCACCTTCTTGTCGGACTTCAGCCTTAATAGATTCAGCCCAGTTCTTAAAGAATGATTCGACTTCTTCAGGGCTGTCTGCATTCACCGAAGACAGTTTTGGGGCTTCTGGCACTGGTGGTAATGAAGCTAACGCACGCTCAACTTTCTGCTCATATGTCTCAATCTGCTCTGGGGCTGTTGGTTGAGGCTGAGCTGGTTCAGATGGGGTGGGTGTCGCTTGTGGGGTGTTCCCTGTTGGGGCATCATTCTTAAAAAGGTCAGCAAATGGGTCTTCCACAGGAGCAGTGGGTTGCTCCTGGGGTTGAGGTGTCTCAACTGGGGCAGGTGTTTCTGCTGGTGGTTGGTAGCCTGGTTGTGTATTTTGGATGCCTGGTGTTGGTTCTATCGGGGTAGGCTCTACTGGTGGCGGTGAAGTTGGGGCTGTTGGCTCTGGTGTTGGTGTTGCTATTGGGTCCGTATTTACTGGTTGCATTTTGTTTTCTCCATTTTCTTAATTAACTTCTCTAATTTATATCACACCTTGGTGGATAATGCGACAACATTACAGTTCGGGTTATCACATATAAAAGCGTTGAACTCCGTCTCGCTAGGGTCCCTAGTCATTGTTTCATGCTTACAGCTAGCATCATTGAATGAGACGAGTTCCTCTGGGGAGATGGCATCTAGGAGTTTGCCACCATGCGACCTATCCATCCGAGAGCGCTCTCTAGGTTGAGGCTCTTCGCTCTTCTGGTCTTCTTTACTTTTTTCTGAGTTCTTGGAGTTGCTCATCTTGTTGTTTAACCACGTTATTTAATGATTCCTCTTGAGATATATCGCTCTCTAGTTCAGACATAAAACTCCTGAGTCCAGCGACCTCACCATGCTTAGAGAGATACTCCTCATAAGACAACGGCTTCACCCCGAAGGCTGCATTGAGAGCCAGGCTTATCTTTAGGTTTAATACATCAATAGCCACGCTGGAACTGTCCTTGAACTGTTTAGCCTTCTTAGCCCTCGCTAACTTATCTTGGTTGTATTTTAATTGCTTGTGCAGTTCTTCTTGGTAATTACTCATAGTGCCTCCTATAGTGTTGGGTTTTTAATGCTCCTCACTGGGAATGTATCGGGCATACTCTTGCCGTCTGGCTGCTCACTTAATGAAGTCTCTAAGCCTAGGGCATCATCTGCAGAGAGGGGGGTGCCCTCCTCTGGTGGGGGGAGAAACTCTGGGGCTTGTGGCGGTAGAGCTGGCAAGCCCGTCTCACTAGGTTCTTCCTTTGGTGTCTCAGCGACCTTAGTTGGTAGTGTGAACTTAGACAGGCTCTCCCCATAATGTTCTGCACCCCTGGTAGCAATGTCGTTCCAGTTCATGCGAAGAGCATCTGTTGGGTCGCCAGTTCTTTCAGCCTGGTCAACAGAAGTGGACTGCCATGCTATGAGGTTCTGAATAAACTCTAAGTAGTTCTTGCGCTTCTCATCTTTAGAGACTGGTTCAAAAGAGCCATCATCTATTGATATGCCGAATATCCCAATCATATCTACAGGACGGAGGAGTTCGTAAGTCGCCTCACCGTTCTTCTTCTTCTCAAAGGTCACATCAGTCTGCATAAACTGCTGGGTGTTAGAGTGCCACATCTGACCGACCTCTCTCCATGAGCGCCTGAAGTTAGAACGCATGAACCCGACCTTCTCCGCAGCAGCCTCCATCATTCTTGTTACCCCTGTCGCTGTCCCTTGGGTACTATCTGTTGAGCTGTTCGGTATTCCTGAAGCATACTGTGAGATGGTTGCGTTCTCTATTGAACCGTTGATAAGGTTCATTGCTGTCTGCATGTTAGCCGCATCTGGCGGTGGGAACCTGAGCTGCTTAGGCATCTCACCCCTATAGTGGAACTCCCCACCTGGCTCAACTACATAAGGTGAAACTATTGAACCCTCCTCAATAGCCAGCATCCCATCAGCCATGTTGTGCCCGTCCATGAAGTGGTTGAATATGTCGTTGACCGCAGACTGCAATGTTTCAGAGTTCTCGAATAATGACTCCCCCCAGAACTGATAAGGTTTCCTCCTAATATAGAAGGGCACGAATGGGTATTTCTTATGCCAGTAGACGTTAGCCTCCCTATAAAGCTCGACCCATGTGGAGCCTTTGTCCGCTTGCCCTAAGCCATAGAACACACACTCATTAGTTTCCTTATCCCAACACTCAAATGTCTCGGCAATCTTAGTAGTGCTATCGAGCGACGAGGTATCTTGAGAGGTGACCAGCCTGTTACGTGCTGCTTCATATTGTGCGAACTCGTTTGTTACCCCTGTAGTTTTAAGCATCTTGACCTTCTCCTGGTCATACTTAGGGTCTTTCTCTAATTCATAAACAGGAATATAGTCGTGAACAATAACCCATGGGGCTTTCTGCAAACCCTTAGCGTTAGGAGAGATGAAGAAGTTAAAGATGTTTATAGCTTGGAAATCGTTATATCCTTCTTTGGCTTTCTTATTAGAAACCTTTGAGAAGTCCACGCTATCCCCATCGGCAACATAATTCCTATATTCTGTGCTCTTCTTACAATAATAAGAACGCCCAACACCCTGACCAGTGACCGCAGCATCTAGCATTGTGCCCAGTAATTCATCAGGGATAGACTCCTCCCTCAAAGGGTTGTCATAATCATAGTCAAGCTTCATCTTGACCTTCTCGACACGCTTAGACATCTCCGTCATGTACGCATCGAACTCTTCATTGGAGAGAGTGTTGACGGGTAGAGTCCTAACTTTTACATCCCACCCTGGTCTGTATTGTATAAACCTAGATATTAAATCCCAGACCTTTGAAGCGATGATAGGCATGTAGACCTTAGACCTCCACGGAGCCATCTGTTGGTTGTGGACGTGAGCATACATGTCGTCATACCACTTAGCCCATCGCTTGAACATTGGGAGCTGGTGGGTCTTGGCTACGTCATATCTTGAAGACCACTTTTTAGAGTCCATTGCATGGTCAATCACTCTTTCTTTGGGCTTTTTATCAACGTCTACGAGCTGTGGGGTTTCGGGAACTTTGATTGAGGTCTTGTTATCTTTCATATTATTGTTTATTATAGCACCTCGCTTGGGTCTGTGTAAGTCTTTTTGAGGAACCTGGACACTTTAACTCTAGCATCATGGTAGTCCAATGGTGCAACAGCGGTCCTCCGACAATAAAAGTCCTCCTCAAGCTTGGGACGGTTCTTGGTATCAAAGATAACGTACTTCTTCCGCCTCTCGGTCGGGCTGGTGAGGAGGGTCCCCTCTACAAATTCCATCCCACAAAGATAGAGATACGCTGCAAGAGCCGTATCATCTGTTAAAAATAGTTCCTTTGACATAATACTTAATATAACATTATAGGTTTAAGATAACACTCTCCCTGTGTTAGGGTCATAAATCTTTTTAGCCTTCTCCACTGGCTTACGTGAAGCTGCACGGTCGAGGAAAAGATACCTGATTGCATCCATCATGTGGTTATTCTTATCTTCTGGCGTTTCAGAAGCATTGCCCCAGGCATCACGCATCCTTTTATATGATTGGAACTCACGAATTGTAGACTTACAGTTAGACCCAATAAACAATTTAGGTTTACCACTGCCCTCACGGACATGTAGATGAGACTTCATTAGACGAATACCAGCACGGATAGAGTCGTTGCCTTTCACCGAACGTGTTACGTAGACCCTGTTCTCACCTAGAGAGGGGTCCCTCAAAGATTTAATCTCATTGGAACCAGCGTAGTCACCTATTATTCTGGTGAAGTATCTATCCGCCATTTTCTGTTTGAGCAGGGTAGCCATGCGTTGCACCGAGAGGTCGGGCTGGTAAATCTCATCATAGATATACCAATTGTCATCTTTATCAATAACTATAAATGCCACAGCAAACGGGTCTTTCAAACCAAAGTCCATCCCGATTGCGAACGTGCCCTCTCTTGGGATTTTCCCTGGATGGATAACATGGACATCGGGGTTGAACTCCCCATAAACAAGACTGGAGGGGGTTGTGAACTTTGCTTCCCACTCCTGGACCCACTCATCAATCTTACCTTCTTGTTCATATTCCATCTTCGCAGAGTCCCATTCTTCCTTTCTATGGGGGATGCCTGTGTTATCCAGCATTGTGGCGTGGGAATAATACCAAGTCGGGTTACCAGCACTGTCTAAAGTTTTGTTTAAGATGTTCTCTTTAGCCATCTCCACTACATCATAGAAGGCATTATGCACTCCATCAGGGGTGGAACTGAAGATGCCCCACCCTCTCACATCTGTTAGAGCTGGTCGGATAATCTTACGCCAAACGTCACTGCCATTTTTAAAGAAGGCGAACTCGTCCAGCACTGCCCCTGCGAGCTTAACACCACGGAGACTGTCTGGGTTATCCGCCCCTTTAAGATAAATCCTTGAGGGGACAGATAGCTTAGTGTGGTCGCTGTCTATGTTATAGCCAAGGATAGATTCTGTCTGCAGCTTATAATGAGCTGGCTGGAACTCCACGTAAAGTTCACCCTCATCTGTCTTTTCAATGATGGCTTGTGGAATGAGTAATTTAATAATGTCCTGCCAATAAATAGACTTGGCTTGTTTGTATGTTGGAGCAATGATGTAATAGTTACCTGGCTTTTCCATAGCCTTAAGCATTGTGTAGAGAGCTATCCCCAGAGATTTGCCTGAACGTCTCCCCCACACGAGACATTTAAACCTAGCTTTATCGAGCATGAATGACCGCTGTTTCTCATGGGGTCGTGGAAGTTGATGACTCATTTACATTTATTCATTTAAGGTATTGACTTAAATATAACACAACCGTTACTATTGAAGGTACTATGAAGTATCCATACTACATCTTGCAAAACTCTAACACTTCTGATAGTATGAAGGTTAGCGCAAGATGTGTTGTGCATTTACATAGTATAAGAAACTCACCCTAACGGGTGGGTTTTTTATGTCTAGGCGAGGGTTCATTCTACCCACCTGTGGACATTAAACTAACAGGTAAACAAGAATGACTACCCAGCTCTGGGGGCATCAGAGACTCGTGACGGAATAATCAGTCCATGGGATTCTATAAATCTAAACCATGTAAAAAAGATTTATGAATTTTTAACATTGAGCAAACCCTAGAAGACAACAGCCTTTGATTGTCTGATAGAGCCTATAGAAATACTTACACTATTTATATAAGGCAACTCACCAACCGACTCGTTATGGAATTATGCGGAGGAAGCCAAGTGCACCCCACCCGACATTACCTATTCCCTTACGAGATAGCTGTCCAGTCGCCTCCTAGAGGGGACAAAAAATGGGGGGTTATTTATGCTGCCCGATTAACAGGGGTAGTTACCTAGAGTTAGAGTGTGGTATTATTAAAAGTAGCAATTAAGAAAATGAGAGGATTAGAAAATGTCAAAAGTCAAACATGGTGAATATGGTGCGTTCCAAGTTGGTAACGGTCTAAGGTTCCAGTTCAAGAATAAACTTATAAAAGAGTCTAGTGTCCCAGAATCAGTGGTCCAAGCTCTTAAATCACAACTGGGTATTTCTGTCGCACAGATAGTCAAGCCAGAGAAGGAAGAGGCTAAAGAGATAGAAGAAGTTATAACTAAGGTGGAAGTGCCTGAAGCATTAGTCCAGGAGATAGAAACCCAGCTTGAGGACTCCCCTGTGTCTGAGAGCCTCCCAGACCTAGAGAAAGAGCTTTATGATAACGAGATAGAAGAATCTTCATCTATCCATGGAGCAAGCCTAGAAGACCTTGCTAGAGCCATGTATGACAGGTTTGGGGTCTACACAATCTTCCTTAACCAGTTCCCACAAAATAATGAAATCTCCCCAATCTCTGGGGAACCAATGGCATCATATGATAGAGGGGTAGCCTACCAAGCAGCTAAGCGCTCTACTTCATCTATGAAAGATTATGCAGCCATTAAAGCCCGAAGAGAGAGCATCAAGGAGACAATCTACGGAGTCGCCCAAGTCGAAGGTGAGTCTAGTAACGACTTCAACCACCGCACATCTATCAAAGGTGGGAACACCCAAGCCCCAACCGCTGGACAAATCATCCACGTCAAGGACCCAGTAACAGGGGTAGTCCACGCTGAACGTGCCCCACTAGAGGAAGCTGAAGAGCCACAAGGGAGCCAGAACTCAGCCCGACACCCAGGTGAGGAAGAGCTAATCGTAGAACCAAACCTAAACGGCAAACCTGTAATAAGACCTAACTGGTAGACCCAATGCAGAACCAGGACTATAAATCCATCCCACGTTCCCTATCTAGTGAGGATAAGGAGTTTATAAAACTCATCCAGGAAGCTAAGATACCTCGGTCAAAAGCTTTCTTAGCAGCGTACCCAGAGCATGAGCACTCCGTTGCCTACCGTCGTGCAATCAGGGATAAAGATAAGGAAGCAAAAAAAAGAGCAGGGCTACTACTCGTGCAAGTTTCTAAAACAAAACTCCAGGCTCAATACATTGTTCGTGGTCTAACCACATTCCAAAACAAGATGGACCAACTAGCGGAAGACTCTATAGATGTCTTAGATGACATCCTCAACAACGGGCGCAGTGAAAAGGTCCGAGCCGACATCGGAATAGAAATGCTCCGCCATAAGGTCGGAACACCTGTGCACAAGATGGCAGTCAAAGAAGAACGGACTGTTTACCTAACCTTCTCCGACCCAGACGGCAGGGGAGACATGCCAGAAGCTACGGTCGTTGAGTCAAATGTACAGGACCCCAATCAGTCTGAACAGTAGCAACCTTATCATCAGGCTCCACTCCCAGCTCTTTGGAAATCATTTTATAATCATCCTTATCAAACATCAGCGTAACATCTGTTGGGTAAAGTGCATTAGTCAAAAGAGAATACCGCACTTCCTCAATGCCCTCCTGGACTGAACCATTAGAGATGTCCTCTAAGCTAGACGTAAACTTCTCCAACTTCTTAGTCAGTAGCTCCTCAAAGAGGTCCACTAAGACATCCAGCTTCTCGCTATCCTTAACCTTAAGAGCTTCCTCTATTTCTTTTCTAATAACCATAACTTAATCCTCCCCTTATTATTTAAAATAAACTTAACAAAATCCTCCACAGCCCCAGGGGGGTGCTGCTTATGCAAAACCTTAGAAGAATATCTAACATTATCTTCCAAGACCTTACCCTCCAAATCTAAAATCCCTAACTCCCAAAGGGTCTGCACAAAGTCCTGAGTCTCTTTCCAACCCATAATTCTGTTAAACAATTGCTCATCAGTCATTACTTTAACCTCTCTCCTATATAATTCATCAACGCAAAGAACGCCATCAATGAAAAGAAAACTATAACTATTCTCATAAAACCTCCTTCCTTTCTTTAGTAATTAAATTAGTCCAAACACCTGTACCCCCATCATAAACCCAATGCTTACAAGGGTCAGAACGCTTGCAGCACGCAGGGACAGATGAGGGGACCACTGCATCTGCTTCGTCCTTTTTCGGGGGGGTCGGGTAATCCAATCTCTCTGGGTAGTGTCTCCTCGCCTGAGAGCTTTGAGCCTCTCCATAGTGAGCCAGCAAGAGGTCATTAACCAACCCAGACTTGTTGGGTTCTCCCTTAAACTTTTCCTGTACCGCCTTAGCGATGTATATCATGTGGTTCATATATATAGATTATATATATAGAGTATACATACATAGTATATACAATGCAAGTTTTGAGAGTTTAAAATTTTTAGACCCCCCTATCTAACGGGGGTAGTTTTATTTTTAGGGCAAACTTTTTTACTGCTGTCTGGAGGTGGGCTAATCTTTTATTCCTATTATAGTATGGATGGGAACCCGCTGGTAACGGGGGTGGGGGGTGGTGCATATAGGGTATACCCCTGTTAAATAAATATATATAAACGCCTGTTTAGTTGACTAATGATGCCCTAATGATGAGGACCAACCCCCAATATGTCAAGCTCTACCCCTGTTAGTGTCGTACAATGTTCATTGTGCGACGTTGTGTTTTAGAGGGTGGAGATGGTGATGGATATGTCTAGACTATGCGTATCAATACAATAACCACCTCTTGTTTATATATACTGTTACTTATAAGGATGTAATAAAGAGGGTAGCAACGCCCCTTGCGCGGAATGTGGGGCTTAACCTGTTGAATTGTTTATGCACATGTTGCTACCCCTGTTAGCCTGTGGATAACTCTATAATTTGTGACTTAATTGCTTAATGGTATTGACATGCCAACTTTTATCCTATATACTGGAAGTTAGATTAAGCAAAGACAAGGCGAAATCTAATCAAGTTCAAGGGGTATCAAGGGGGCGCAACTCCCTCATGAGAACCAACCAATAGAGGTACCTCAAGGACTTGGACCAAGTAACCACATAAGCATTAAATGAAAGGACTTAAAACATTATGAG